AAAATACAATAAAAACTATACGAGGGGTGAAATAGCACGTATACACAAGGCAGAATCATTTAAAAAATGGATTGAAATTTTTCAAAAACGAGTTATCTTTCTAGAAGACAAAGAAAAAACATTGGTCTGGTGTAAAAGAAATCGTATGAGTGTAATATTTAAAGTAGTAGGAGCAAACAAGACTACAGAGCATCTGATGGGTAAAAAATCAGAAATGGGTTTTGTGAGGAAAGGCTCAAGAACAATAATAAGAGAATTATTCTTTGATAATAAAAAATATCTTTTTGATGAAAAAAGTGTTGATTTCTTAGTTGACCGTGTTTTAATACACGGATACCTATCAGATGACAAAGAAAACGTAGGTAAAATAGCATTAGAATTCCAACCGCATAAATAAATGAAATCGAAACCTATCCTTTACAGGGTATACACAAAGAAGGGCGAGTATCATCATGGCTACAGTGCAGAGCTAAACGGATCTCGCGATTGGGCTATTGATTGCGCTAAAGCAGTTCGAGGCATTGTAAAAGAAGTCTATGATGGCGATATCACAGAAAAGCTTATTTTTGATTCTAATTACAAAGCTAAAAAGTAGTGTTTGCTATAATTAAATCTATTTTAAAATCTTTAGAATTATTTTTAAATATAAAAAATAATAAATTTTATTACGACTTACATAAAGAACATCAAAAAACAGAAGATCAAATTATCGATGAAATTGAAAAACTTAGGCAAACTGGCACTAATCATGATGCTGATAGGGCTGACCTCTTGCGCCAGCGACTCGCTGATGAACGTAAACAGTTTAAACATTTATCAGCCTTCTACTCTAAAACTGAAGCAGGGTCTTCCGATACAGACTAAAAAAGGTATCTATACACCTCAAACTGATGAAACTTGGCATTCAGATGCACGGTTTAGGCGCTTGGAAAGAGAGATTTACTCTGAAAAATAACTTTTGTCAAGTTTTTCTTGACTGAAATTAAAAAACTGTAATAATAAAAAACGTATATGAAAAAACTAGTAATTGGTCTTATGACTGTATTGGGCGCTGCTTTTAGTAGCGCGGGAACTGAAACTTCTTCTAATCTTACTCAAGGTATTGCTGTAGATATTGGAGTTTCTCATACTGAATTAACAAACACTAGGGGTCTAAAAGTAAGAGATGATGCATTTAATTATTCTCTTCTTCTTGGCACTTCGGTCGGAGGAGGATCTCTTTCTGCTGGTGTAGGTCTCTTCGAAACAGATGATGACACTGATTCACAGGTTGATGTCTCTTGGAGTAGAGGTGTTGATCTTTTGGGTCGAGCTTTCGATGCTAAAGTATCTTTCCAAAAGGTGGAAACTGATTTCGGTGACTGGGAGCAGGTTGGTTTGGGTTTAGCTCACTCTCATGAGTTAGCTGACGTAAGCGCAACTGTTTGGCATGAGCTTGGATCAAGCGCTTCTTACGGTGTAGAACTTACTGTCTCACGTATCTTTGAAACCCCTGTCGCTAATCTTAGTGTGATTCCATTCATCACATCTAACTTCGCCAACTCTTATAATGCAGTAGAGGTTGGAACTGTTGTTGATTATGATTTTGGCAATGGACTTTCAGTCGCAGCTAAAGCTACTTATAACCACAATGATGTAGACAACTCACCATATAGTCTTGATCATGATTGGAATTTCGGACTAGGATTTAAATACGAATTCTAATAGCTTCCTAAAAAAAAATTAATTAAAGCCTCCCGAAAGGGGGGCTTTTTTTTGTATTCCGTGTAAATAGTTAAACATGGAACCTGAAAAGTCTATTTTAAGGGAGTTTTTGAATGGAGGGTGGTTAGTGCCACTTGTAGGTGCTGCTGCTATGTTTGCTAGATTATTATCTGGAAATAGTGGGTTGTCTTTAAAACAACAATTTAAAAGAGTAATTACAGCGGCAATAGCTGCTGGAATAGCTTGGTTTGTATTAGAGCAGACGGATGTTTCTTCGCTTACAAAAGCTATCACCTATGGTATAATAGGTGTAATTAGCCCAGAAGTAATAAGTGGAATTGTAAGACTGGCAGAAAAGTTCGCTAAAAACCCAGAAAAATTTATTAAAAGATGAGACCCAAGTTTATTGTTTACTGCCTAGCAGCTATTTGTTTTTGTTTTTCGTGGAAAGGTTTAATCCTTACGGAAGACATTGATTCTACTTTAGAAGAAAACGCTAGGCAATCAGAGTCTTCTATAATGGAAATAGGTATGTGTTTCGATTGGTATGGAGTTATAATTGTTGATTCTGTGGTTAAAACATCTCATGGAGTTATCTCGACAGCAGAAATGGTCGAAATTTTAGAAGAGGAGAGTCTTAATAAAGATAAATATTTAGAGGGATACAAGAAGGATATAACTCCAGATGAAGTAGAGTTGGCTAATTTTGTTTTTGAACAAGAGAAAAAAATAAGTGTTTACGTTGATAAATTGATTGAGTGGGGGGAAGCTGGTGATGTAGATAAAATCAAAGCTTCAGTTCCTATCATGTATGAGATGACTGACCCCACGATTGATGCAATCAACATTATTATGGATACAAAAATGTATTACAATGAATCTAAAAGTAAAATTTTAAATAATAAAATAACAACTTATAGAGATTTTATGATCTTAGCTATCGTATTATGTTTTGTAATGTCGATATGTGCTGGATTTAACAAAAAGTGCGCGTAATGAATTTTAAAGGTAAAAAAGAAGTTGTAAAAGCGGTTCAAAAACTCCTTGGTATTTCTGCTGATGGTGTCGATGGGCCTGTAACTTGGAATGCTATATTAGCTCGAATATCCACTAAGAATGAAACAACTCCCAAAGGAGATATTGCCGAAAAAATGGTTTCTTTAGCGAGGGGAGAAATAGGTGTTTCAGAAGTAGATGGTAGCAATTGCGGTCCTAGAGTTGATCAATATAAAGCTGCTACTTGGTTAGATGCAGATAAAGGTTGGCCTTGGTGTGCCGCTTTTATTTGTTGGTTGGTCAGAGAAGCTATAGAAGGAGAAGATGTTTCTTTCAAACGTCCTAGAACTGCGGGGGCTTGGGACTTCGAAAATTGGGCTAAACAACAGGATGGCAAAGGGGTGGATCTCCGCAAACCAAGCAATGAAGATATAAAAGCTGGTGACATTGTTGTTTTTTCATTCTCTCATATAGGTCTAGCTGTTAAAGATATCGACTCAAGTGGTTATGTAGTTACTATTGAAGGTAATACAAATGGAGCTGGGAGCAGAGAGGGAGGTTCTGTCTTAGAAAAGAAACGTCATGTTTCTAAAATAAGAAGTAGAATCAGAATAGTTCAGTAGACATATCCCCACCTTGCTTTATAATACTTGATGAATAAATTTAACATCGAGGTTAATAGGTATGACATTTTTAATTGGGTTGTCGGTAGTTCCGTCTTTGATCCTATCGAAAGATGTATTGATCCAACAAGGTATGAAACTTTCGATACCTTTATCTACGATAGTAAAACAAAAGAAAATGTTTTTCAAACAGAAGAATACGAAAAATTCTGTGCGGAGGTGACTAAACTCAAAAAATTATCTCGCAAAATGAAAAAAAGAGAGGTAGAAAGTATCTGCGAAGAAATTTGTGAAATCGCACCACAATATGTTATATTAAATAATTAAAAATGTTTTTTGGGTTTATAAAAAAAATAATTAACTTACTAAAAAGTTACAAGAAAGCGGTTAACGAAGTCGTTTCTCCAAGAGTCGGTATCGGTTCGACCAGCGTTGGTATCGGTTCGACGAGCGTTGGTATCGGTTCGACCAGCGTTGGTATCGGTTCGACGAGCGTTGGTATCGGTTCGACCAGCGTTGGTATCGGTTCGACGAGCGTTGATATCAGTCTAAGGAATTTGCCTTGGCCAAATTTTAAATATTTAAAAAATGAAATAGTAGGTAATCTTACCAAAACACGCACTATGGCTATGGATGATAACGGGACAATTCATTCATTAGGTTATAAGTCGAATATGCATATTGAGACTGATACAGCTACTGATTCTATAAAAAGAAATGAATTAGGTTATAAAGGTTTTATCGGTACTGTTGAGGCTTCAGATGGATATACTTATTTTATGCCAGCTTATGCGAGTTCCATTGGTAAGCTTGGTAGGAAGACTGGTTCTATAACTATAGAAAAGAAATTCAGGATGAGTCCTCAAGTTAGATCTGGGGCAGAGGGGTTAAATGGTATTGTTTACATGCCCTCATATACTAAGACCCTAAAGATTTATACTTTAGATACAAATACTGGAGAAGTAGGATCATACACCCCAGATAAACCAGTCAAAGGAGGATTTTGGTCAGCTTTTGGCCATATTTGGGGTGCAGCAGCAGATACAAAGGGAGAGATTTATATGCCCCCCGCTTTAAATCAAAGCGTCGCTAAAATAGATAAAAATGGTGTTTTTAAATATCTTGAGGGAGAACCTGTTAAATCTGGGATTAGTGGATTCGATGTCAAATATGTAGGAGCTACATATGTTGCATCAGTTAATAAAGTATTTTGCCTTCCAAGAACAGGTAGAAAAATTCTTATCATTGATTGTTCTGACGATAGCTATGAAGAGGTTGATTTACCTTTAGATTTCTTGGCAGTAGCTAATAAAAACAAAAACTTTCAAGGTTATTTAGCCCCTGACGGTTGGGTTTACAGCACGTTTTGGGCTGATACAAAATGTTTTAGGATTAATCCAGAGACTTATGAGGTGCAGTGGAAAGATTATGAGTATGAATTTTCAGATGGTCACTTGACTGTCGAAGGCGGCTCTGGTATTATGAGCATTGGGACGGGATACTCAACAGCACCTTTAGTAAAAGGTAACGATGTTTATCTTGGTTTGGCTGGGACTTCGAAAGCTATTAAGCTTGAATTCAACAATTAAAAACAAATGATAACGTTACCTATCAAAAAAGAAATTTACGATTATAGTAAAAAATTAATAGAAGAAAATAACTTTGGGCAAAGAGGTAAAGATGATGGGAGTCCCAAAGAACAATTCATTGGGATACTTTCTGAAAATATGGTGAGGCAATATTTAGAGCTACCTTTGATTGAGCCTAAAGGGTTTGATGGTGGTTATGATATAATGTATAAAGGACAGAAGGCTGATATAAAGTCTATGAATAGGACTGTAGATCCTAAACCTTTTTACATAAATAATGTTTTTGATGTTCAATTAAAACATAAATCAGAGGCTTATATTTTCACTTCTTTGAATACAAAGAAGAAAAATCTTTCTATCTGTGGTTGGGTTTCTAAAAAAGATTTTAAAAAGAGGGCATCTTTCTACCCTAAAGGCACGGTTCGGATGAGGGGTCCAGAGCCTTTCCCTTTGAGAGCGGATAATTGGGAGATCAAAAACGAAGACTTAAATGAATTTAGTTAGAGATTGGTCTAAAATTCAAGAAAAGGTTACATACTTTAACCTAATTAGGTGTAAATAATAGTATGGATATCATTCTTCAACTAGTTCAAGATAACCCTTGGTTTGGTGTAGTGACTGCTGGTATTGCTTTTGCATCTGCAATCGCTGCTGCCACCCCAACCCCTAAAGAGGGGACGATTTGGTCCAAAATCTATTCTATAATTGATTGGGCTGCGTTAAATATCGGGAAAGCCAAGCAGAAATAGTCTACGGGTTATTTTTTAGATTAATCTCTAGACACCCCCTTCCTTCTGGGTAGGGGGTTTTGCTGTATATTTACTTGATTTAAATTAATTTAACGTTACAATACAACTCATGATATCTAATAAAGCTAAAGGCTTGTCTGGTTTAAGCCATGTGGCTCATACAAAAAAATTGATGGATGAGTCTGTAAGGAGGTATCACCACTCTTGTTTATCAGCGGGTTTATCTATTAAAAAAACAGGAAAGGCCCAAGACATCGGTCATGTGGACTTTGTTGTAGAGGGTGAGACTGTAGATCTAAAAGGTTTAAAAAACTCCACAAGAGAAGGTAAAATACTTTTAGAGTTTCTAAATGTCGGTGGTAAAACTGGTTGGTGCAATGAAAGTGGAACCCCAGTTTGGATAGCTTTTGATGTAGGAGCTTTCTTTTTGCATGTCAAAAACTCTGATTTATACCAGTTAGCAAAGAAAAAATGTGATCTAAGAGATACTGTGACAAAAGTAAATGAGTGTCTTTATAAAGGCTACAGGAGAAAAGGCAGGAAAGATTTGATGTCAATGGTGACTTTACAAGACATATTTATCGCAGATTGCGAACATTGGATTCTGCCATATCAGGAGTATGATCTACCTATAGATAGTGTTTAAGGATAGCTTCTGAAATTTCCCGTCCCTATATAGCTGAACCCATCATTGTAAGGCTCAATAAACAAACCAGTGGTGGCAGGTGCAGAACCAGTCCAAGATTTGTATCTCTCGTTGATATTTCTGTTGTATTCTCTTAATAAGTGTTGTCTACCGACCTCACCATTTTGTCCACTTAGTAGATACATACCAGTGACTTCAGATCTAAAACTGGCCCAATCACCAGATCCAACCGCAGTGCTAGAATGAATTTCGCTTAATAAGTCTATTGGCATACTCCTTTAGTTACACTTTTTTCTAGATTCTTGAAAAAATCTATTGACGCGACTTCGATTCTAAGTATAATCGACTCCATGCTACTATGGATATTTATTATTATCGCCTGGATAGCCTTTGTTCTATTTGTTTGCCGTGTTTTAGGGCTTAATGAAGAACAAGAACGCTTCATTGAGGAGCGGCAAAGAAAAAAAGAAGAAAATAAATGAAAAAACACCTATATGAAATGCTTCATAGCGAAGCTATTGCGGAGAGAAACAAGGCATTGCTTTCTCTTGATCTACTATCTGACCATGCCGTAGGCATTGGCGATCATTCTACAGACGATTACTGGAAGAATGCAAGGCAAGCTCTGGAACTTTTGGTTGATGCAGATGATCGTTTGGATTGTCTTCGTAGGTATTTTCCTGAAGAACATGCGTCGAATGTGGACGCATGAATGTAATACATGTCGAACATTACCATTAAAATCGACATGTCTAGACTTGAATCTTTTGTTTACTTAGCTTTTTTGCTTTATTGTTTTTACATGTTGACTAATTATTTTATATGGAATTAGAGGAATTGAATTTATGCGAGGAGGCCATACAGTTTGATGGTCTAGATGATTGCATCATCGGGACTGACCAAAGAGGGCTTCTTGTTTATTCCCATAAAAAAATGCTTGACTATTTTTCTAAGTCTGGCATGAATGTAGACGAAGCTGCTGAATACATTGAGTTCAATGTTGTTGGCATCAAACCTGATAATTACACAGTTGTTTATGAAATATGATTACGCAAAATTAGGATACGGTTTATTTAGCCTAGTGGCAGGATTGACAGTGGGTTTGCTTTTGGCAACATTTATTGGGATTTGTGCTTTTTTTAATTCCCTTGTTATATTTCCCTTGCAAATCTACAAGAAGTCTGTAGAAGCGCATCGGGCTAGAAGGTTAAAGAGAATTTTTGGTGTCTCTAAAGATTTTCAACGTGCTGACTTTCAAGTCCCCCCTCAAGAAGAATCTATTTGGGATAAACATATCCGAAGAATGGAACAAAAAAAGAACAACAATAATAATAACTAATGAAATCGTTTTACGAATTAAGTTTGTATGTCATAAAATGGGCAGAAGAGAGAGGTATTTTCAATGATGGAGATCCTTTGGCTCAATTAGATAAGACTCAAGAAGAGTTGAATGAAACAATCCAAGCGGTTAAAGATGGTGACCATCTCGAAATCGCTGATGGCATTGGTGATATGCTTGTGACTATTATCATCGCCGCCAGAATGTTAGAGCTTGATCCTACAACTTGTCTGGAGCAAGCATACAACGAAATCAAAGACAGAACTGGCAAGATGGTCGATGGCAAGTTTGTAAAAGATGTCTAAGAAAGATTTTTTTAAAGCTTTTCTAGCAGGTATTCTATTCGGCCTTTTAGTATTTGTATTTGTCCAAATATTTTTATATTTTGTTGAGGATCAAATAGATTACAATACTATAATAGAAGACACTGTTGAGGATAAATGCGAACAAGAAAAACTTAATTTACTGATCGAAGCATCTGAATACCCCGAAAGGTTCACAGACCAAGAAATAATAGAATTGTTAATAGACTAATGAAATATATATTACTATCCGCAGGAATTGCGACTGTCGCTACTTTAATTTATATTAAAAGGGAAAAAATTACTTTTAATGAAGAATTCGTTGTGACTTACAACAAACAAAAAGAAATTCCAGTAAAGGTCACTCTAACTAAGTATCAACTGGAGAAAATGCTAAACATGATTGATGAAGATAGTGGCTACGGTGGTCCTGCTGCACCCCAAGACAGTCTTACCTTTACATCTATAGCTAAGAGTAATAAGCATTCAGAAGAATATAATATTTCCTCTACGCATCTAGCGAGGAAGCCAATTGAATAACCTTATATATTTAGAATGCATGGAGAATCTGTCATTGTCGAACGTTCAATAAAATTTACACGTTCGACCCTATACAATAATGACAGAATCACGTATTCGTATACAAATAATATAGATAATGATATAACTGTCGAAAATATTTTCAAAAAACATGATGTTGATGATAAATTGGTATTTATCTATAATGATTTGTTTAAATCAATGGATAAACTCGAAATAATTTATGGTATTGATAAAACTACATCTGTTTCGAAACTATATATTACATCTAAATTTAATGAGATGATATATGGTATGGAAAAACGTAAGGATAAATATTCAATTCGTCATTATGAATTCATCGAAAACTTTAAAAAGTATGAATT